CTCAGGACCAATATTAACCTTTCGGTAGATGCCATCTTCGATTCCTTTCACAACCTTAAATAGGCTGGTATACTCTTCGACAGCAACCCCAAGACCGTCATCTACTGTATCAGAGTTAGGGTCCCAAAGGAAATTACGAGGGTGAATAGATTTAATTGGAACAGTTACACGCTCTGTTTCTAGTACACCAATAGCTGCGTTAGTTCCTCCTGGTATAGGTTGAGTAGCTGGGATAAATTCTAGTGTTGATTTAACTTGAATTTCAGCAATACCAAGACCAAATACCTCAGCGTTGCGGTCTACTTCAGACCAAACTTTGTCTGCTTTATCTCTTTTTAAGTCTTCATGGAGTTGTTTTTTCATCATCTCCACATCAATACCGTCAGTATCAGCAGCATCGTCAGCTAACTCAAAGAATTCACCACGACCAGTAGTAGCCTCCATAATCTCGGAGGTCTTGTTCTCTACCGCCTGTCGGATAGCAGGAGACACAATCCTTGAACGCTCTGACTCCCTGGTCTTGTCTTCATCAGACCAGATGCCATAGTATAGACGCTCGTATTCGTCCCACTGTTTTTCGTAATTTACTTCCTTATGCTCTCGCCAACGATCACAATGTGAAGTAATAAAACTAATTAATTCTTTATCTGACTCAGTAACTGGGTCTTCTTTAAATTCAGCCATGTTTATTCCCTAGTAGTGTCGCCAAAAGGATCAATATATTCTAACCTGGAGTCAACAGATTCACCAGACTGATTAATAAACTCTGTTGGACCAAGAGGACGCTTAAACTGATTCACTGTAAAAGGATCTTGTCCCATAGTTTGAGGAAATGTTTTGCCTTTTGTTATTGATTTTTGTGGACCAAACTTTGCCCAAATAGGATCTTCAAAACGAATCTGTACATTGCGTGCTTCTGCTTCGCCGTAGTTTTTTAAGTAATCTTCTGTAGCTCTTTGTCTATCTTTTTCTGAAGCTTCAAACCATTTTTTGTTTGTATATTTTTTTAATTCTTTATCTCGGCTTGTGCCTTGGATAAATCTTTCAATTTGTTGTGCGTAATGCTGAGCTTCATGTAGTAAACCAGAAACAACCTGTACTGGGCTTTGGTCAATAAAAGGTTGCGACCCAATATTTAAATCAATAATCTGACTGTTAAAATTGTAAGCCCCAAAAGATTCTGGCTTATCAGGTTCATTAACAATACGAATTTCTTTTTCAGCTAGAGCAGGATAAAAATCATATAGTCGAGGATGGCTTAATAAATCTTTAGCTTTGTATACTTCACCTTCTTCTAGCATATCTGTAGGAATTGTTAACTTAGCCCCAGTATCTGGAATCTCAAACCTAAGCTTTCCATCTGGTCCAATACCCATTCCTGTTCGAGCAACTTGATCTTCAAAGGTTGCCCCACGAGTTGCCATGTCTCTGGCAAGTTTCATGTTTTGTTCAATTATGTTTACTTCTTCATCTGGAGCAACAGCAGTATAATTAATTAAAGCTTCTTGTCCACCAATAATTTCAGGATATTCTAATTTAGCAGGCTTCATAGTCAGTAAACCTTTTCGGTCTGACATAGTACTAGCTGCTAGTAAATCAGCATCGTTGACTAAACCTCTAAATAAGTTTATAATCCCGCTCATATTAGTATCCTGATATAGGGTCTAAAGCCTCATACTCGTCATCTTCAACCATGTCTGTAAACTCTGTGATGCCTATCTGGTCAATATACGCTAGAGCATCAATTAAGTCATCATGCACCTGTGGGTTTGGAAAGTTAAGCAGTTGGTCTACAAACTGTTTATTCCAATCGCCTCTTACTAACTTAATCCTTCCATGCTCGAAGCGTCCCTGGAGCGCCCAAACAATCCTGTCCGTCTTCTTCTTGTTGCCATGAGTTAGTTCTGTCACCGAGATGAAAAATGATTTCTTCTTCATCAAGTCTTGTAGGTACGGGAGTACGGCGTTCCTTGCCATTCCTCGCTCTATACCTACTAATCGAACATCGTAACTTCTTGCTGTTTCTAATATCTTGTTTGCGGTTTCTTTGATATCCCATCTTCCTGCTACAATCGTATCGACATACCAACCATCAAGACAGACTTTCACTACTGCAATTGCTGTTTCATCCAGATGCTTCTTCTTATTACTGGCTTGCTTGCTTACATCTTCAAAGCCAGCCAAATCAACAGCGATGTAATAAGAACCGTCATCAGGCAAATCATCAGAATCAACATACTTAATCCATTCGTCTTTGAAGAGGTCTGACTGGGCGGCTTCGAAAGAAGCAAGGTATTCCTGTCTAAAACTGAAGGAAGACATCGACTTCTTTGCTGCTTCAATCTCCTTCGGATCAAGTAGCGGATTATCAAACGAGGTAAAGTGAAAAGATGACCAATCCTCGTCTTCGCCTCTTTGAGCCATCTGGTACAGTTCATAGAAGTGATTGCGTCCCTTCGGTGTACCAATAAATAATGCCCCACCTTTTACATCACTTAGAGCAGGTCTAAGAATCTGCTCGAATACCTGTGGCTTCATGTCAGCATATTCGTCAATCACGACATACGCTAGACCCACACCACGCATTGTATCTGGACGATCGGAGCCTTTAAGGTAAATCTTCCTATCGTTTACAAGCGTAATAACTGCCGTATTCTCGTGAACAGACTTGATAACCTCGTGGCCAAGCTCTTTAAGAACCGACCACATGATGTCTTTAGCTTGTTGAAATGTTGGAGCAACATAGAAGACATCCTTTTCTGTTGACTTTAATGCTTCAATGATGAGGGTCCAAGCAGCGAGGCGAGACTTTCCAAATCTTCGTCCTGCAGCAACCACTTTAAAACGGTGACTATCATTAAATACCTCTGTCTGCTTAGGATGGAGTTCAACTCTCAGATTCGCCATCTGGAGCCTCCATGTCTATAACCTCATAGTTAACTTCAGTTTCCCTGGCAGCGATCTGTGGCGCACCAGTGGTAACAATCTGTACCTGGATAGCGTTGCTTCTGCCCTGCCCCTGCTTCTCAAAATGGGACACAGGTAATAGCCTATCCATACACATCTTAAGACAAGCAACTTGGTCCTTGTCTGTGTCGTCCATAGCCTTGCGGAGGACAGTCTCAATGACTTTTTCTCCGCTAGTAGACAGAAGACGAGCATAAAATTCTTTTATTCTTGCTGCTTCGCCTGGAGGTCTTCCTACTACGTTTCGTTTTTTCTTGGATTCAACGTCTGCTTTTCGTGGCCTGCCTCTTTTTTTAGGAGGGGACAGGGTAACACCTTGAGATTCTAAGGACACTTTAGTGTTTCTCCTTACTATCTATGTAGTTTTAAATTATTAGTAATTATTATTATGATTTTAGTATTTAGTTCCTACATAGTTTGTTCTTAATACATTTATTATAGCATATTTTTTCTAAAAAGTCAAGTACTTTGTACTATTTAGGAGCTAAAGAGTAC